ATTTAAAACGATTGGAGGTTGTTGTGTAGGTGTAGCCGTAGCGAAGTGTGTTGTTCTCCCTGCTGATCCTGCCAGTTGGTCGTACCATATCTTAACGTAAGCGTCATCCCCTGCCTCGCAAAATAATTCCAATGCGGCAGTATCTAATCCATCTCCACTAAAACCAATATCCTGTTCTGAATTGTCTGAAGACCTACGCACACGGATACAAAGCTTTTGCCCTGTAGAGGGATTAGCAGTTCCATCATCCGTCAAAACCCTTAATGAGTATCCAAACAATCTGTCTTGTCCGAACTCATCAAGAGCAGGGGGTTCAAATGATGCAGCATTATAATTAAATGAAGAGCTTAATCCTAGCATATTACCCTAATGCTCTATAGTAAGCAAGAACTTTCCCAGCACTTAATTCAATACTAGTAAAATCACCGTATATTGTCATACCTTTAGGTATAACTGTCCCATTACTTAAATCATCTCCTGTAGTTGTTAAGATTCCAGATGCGCCTACTGTAATTCCTGATGATATAACCATAATAGCTACAAAATCTCCAGTTGTAGGACTAGCATCAGTACTACTAACAACTTTAAACCCTGCTGCACCAAAACTTTGTTGGTTGAAAGCACTATCTCTAAAAAGTTTTGCCATTTTTTATTTTTTTACAAATTTACTAAATCATTGATTGCCAAATAATTGAGATAACAAGTCCTCACTTTGCTCTTCAGTAAGTTCACCACGCTTTCCTTGTCGTTGTGATACTAGCTTAGACTGCTCCACGGCTTGTTTCTTAATTCTATCGTCTTTAGCTTTTTCTCGCTTATCTTCCGCTTGTTGTTGAAAACCATACTGACGTTCAACGTTAGCATCACGAGTTTGAGATTTTAACTTTTCAAGCTCCATCTTATACCCATACTCTACCTCTAGCAGTTTTGATTTCACTTGAGCTTCGATTTGAGACTTCTGCGCCTCTAGCTGCGCCTCTAGCTGCATCTTTTGGGCTTCTAGTTGTGCCGTTACCTGTGCCGTTTGTTGATTGGCTTGTGCCTGCATCTGAGAGTTTTGCTGTGCTATCTGCTGACGTTGCTTGATGCGTTTCTTTCTACGTACCACGAGCAACCTCTCCGCCTGGTCCACATCTTTCAATCTACGTATAGCCATAGCATCCTCAAGATCCAACTCCCCTTGGGCGATGGACTGTTGGATGTTTTGCTCTAAGTATATCCTATCTTCATCGTTCATGTTAGTTACTACACGAACGCCAAAGTTGTACATAGGCATATCTTTAAACGATGAGAGGATACTCATATTGGTTTCACCTACCGCCTTTTCATAAACCTTATACAATATGGATTCTGGAGAAAGTACCTGTAAGCACTTTACGATATCCTCACATACCCTTTTGTAGAGTATTTGTGATGCGTAGGTGATGTCGTAGATAGCATTATTGGAAGCTGATATAGCTTGTTGTCTAACGCCTACGAGTGAGTCACCTTTAGGTGTTGATCCGTCTACAACCTCATTAAGACCCGTGGTGTCACGAATCATATTTAGATATTGATTGTATAGAGCGATAAGTTCTTGAATGTTTCTAATCCTGTTTCCTATCTCCCTTACTGGTGGGTTTTGGAATCCCCCTTCAGGATTTTTACTACGGTAGTAGAACACCCCCGTTTGTTCGTAGATGTCTTGGATTTCTAGCGGTTGTAGTTCACCGCCACGACCAAGTTGTACGTTCTCCAACCCTTCAATGTCTATGATAAGACCGTCTGGCTTCGCCTTAGCAATAGACTGCTGAAGCTTGAGGTGCGCCAACTGCATCATATCGGCATACTGCTTGATGCTAGAAACCATAGATTTAGGCATCATCCTACGTATGTTTGTAGCAATGACGCTATAAGACATCTTGGTGCGTGTAATATCGTGGACGTTTCTCGGTAGGTTTTTCTTTAAACCATAGTCGAACAAGAACTTCGTCCCTACGACAAACTTCCCTCCGTATACTGTGGCGTGTTCCATCTTATGAGCCTTACGCTCAAAAACACTGTCTGAAGGTATGTTAGGCTCACTCTGCCCCTTGTAGTAAAAACCTACGTTTCCAAACCTAGACTCCTTCTCTTCAAAGTACAGACAGTCGGAAGACATAAACTCAAAGTCCAATACCTCAACGACATACTCGTCATATCCAAATATTGTTTTTTGTAGCGTCTTATCGTAGTTGCTGTTATTGAATTTTGTAGGGTCGTTGGAATATCTAGTGCTTACTTGACGTGCCATCTGCTCGTACTGTTCCTCCTCAAACTGACCACGAGATATACGCTTTAGTTCCTCAATAGTCATACGTTGGATATGTCCCGCATACTTGAGGTCGCTCATCGTAGCGTCCTCCGTTTGTGAGTGTACGAAATATTCAGGATCGACATACTTTGTGGTGATGCCGTAGTTAGGGTCGTTGTCCCTTTTTACTACTGCCATCCCCACGCTTACTAAATCTTCAACACTTCTACGATAAATAGTTTCGGGGAAGTCGTTCCATTGAAGAGTTAGGTTGGTCGCTATCTGTGCAGCTATTTCAGAGGCTACTTTGATATTGGTATCTAAAAATATTTCTGCCTCTTCGGGGCTGTCGGGTAATTTGTCTACGTCTATTCCTGGGTTTAGACCAGCCTCTTTGAGCTTGTTGAAAAACTCTCTGTTCTCAACACCCGCCTGTACCTCCGCTTTCTTACGCTCCTTCTCTGTAAGGGATAATGGGTCTACCGCCTCTAGATTAGGATAAGGCTCACGAGAAAGGATTTTATTTACTACTATCTTTACAAACTTAGGGATTATAGGTACGGGTGACCAGTCTATGTTTAATAAAGTCCCGTCCCCATTGTTTGGGTCTAGAGAGTTTAAAACTTGTTTGTATTTTGATGTATCTTGCGTTCCGTTTGCGTAATCTCTGTTGGTATTAAATTCTTTAAGTCTACGGTTATATAAGGAACTTGTTTCATTTGAAGAACCCCATTGCCCCATTATAGCACGAGCGTATTTTAATCCATAAGATTTCGCAGTCTTCTCTACGAATGATGCTAACGGATCAGGGAAACTTCCGTAGTTTTTTGTACTTGACATATCTAGTATATTGGTAAACCCACAATTATGCAAATATACTAAATACCTGTAAGTAAATTATTTAGAACTCTCTAGCCTTGTATCTACGGAAAAAGACCTTTTCACTTAAATCGGTCTTCTTCACCTCCTTGACAGCCTTTTGTGATGCTAACAATGCTAAACCTGATGATATGGTCATATCAAACTTCGTCCTATCGTCAATATTAAATCCTATCCAATCTTGTAGCGTTCTATTGAAATACATGCGACCGTAGTCACCGGTATCTCCATTCATACCTACATGTTCATGGACGTAAGCCTCAATAGCTTGAGCGTGTGCTTGAATAACATCTTTACTGTTAGAGGGTATACCCTTTGTCTTTACATTGTTTGAAGACCCTGGGGGTGTAAGGTGTTCGGGTCTATTCATAACATACTCGTCATAGCCACGTGCCTCAAAATACCTTACAATGCCGTACTTGTTGTTTTCTATTAGCAGTGGGTATCCATAAAACACCGAAGCCATTAATATATCTTCATAGAAGATACGTGCAAGGGGAGGTCTTTCCGCATATTCCGCTACAAAAATATTGGAGGGGAACTGCATGTTAAACTTGTTGTAGAAGTGACACGCCCCCTTAGAACCCCTTCCATCTACAGTTTTGTCGAGGTCGTAGCTATCCACCCCACCCACGCCAATAAGGGGGTTTCCAGGATGATGCTTTCCGTATTTGGTAACTTTTAGGTTGCGTGATTCTTGTGGGGGTAGCCACGACACCCGCCACTTACCGTTTTTGTCGGGTGACCATACCACCTGTGAATCTTGGATGCCGTCTTTCCACATAAAGTTACCACGAACCACAGGCGAAGGGTACACCTCCTCATTGTGTGCTATCTGCTCGTATATCTTCCCAATGTTGAAATGTGACGATTTGGTAGAATCCCGAAACGCCTCATCTTCCGAGAATGGAAACTGACGTATCACCTCGTTAAGCTCATAGGGGTCACCCATCAATGCTTTGCGCTCATTTTGTAGGTAGGTCTTCGCTCCTATGGTTATCGTCTCTCCGTCCAGCCCTTCGACTGCTTCCTTCGGATCGTCAATGACAGGGTTTCCGTGTTTATCAAAGAATCCCTCAAGCGCCTCATATGCTGGTATAAATATCTTGTAAAGACCACTTTTCGTTCTTCCATTGGAGTTTCTTTCATAGGGGTCGGAATTATAATACAATTTTTTGAATTGTGAGCCTCCTCTATCCATAGGGTTTACTGTTGACCCTACGAGGGCTTTTCCAATCACCCTACGACCTACTATCAAACATGTCCTGTGTATCCTCCACACATCTTGGATGTCTAGCGGTCGCTCCCATTTCCCCGCCTCATCTAGATACAACATATGTAGCTTCTCACCATCGTAGGCGTTAGCAGTAGTATTCTTCCAATTTATTATGGTATCTAGAGCTTCGCCCTTGTGTGATGTTTTGTTGTTCTTGGTGATACGCTTACTAGGCTCACGGAATGCTAGTTCCATACGAGGGTTGGTAGTACCGTCTTGTATAGGCTTAAAGAAGAAGGGGTACGATTTAAAGATGGGTACAACCTTCTTCATAAATATATTCTCCTGGGCATCCTTACCGGTCTTGGACATAATGCCTATAAGTTTTTCCTTCACTTGTGTAGCCTCGTCCACCTCCATACTCGCACTCATATTGGTATATCCAGAACGTCTACACTTGGTGTATATCTGCCCTAGCGCACGAGGGTCTGCCTCACACGCTGCAAAATGGGTAAAAAGCTTACGCTGAAAATCTAGGAAAGAGGGGTATCCGATATCAATCTTACTCCATTGGAGCATCATGTAATGTCTCCCTGTAATGTAGGTAGGAACACCATCGTTATAGAACCATACGCCCTCACGCCTACGTTTAAACTCCTCTTGGATGTATGGTGTGTGTTTACTGCGAAACTCCCTTGGAGATTCTGCCCACTCATCCATAGAACGGATGTTTAGCAAATCTTTAGGCATCGGTGTCCTCCGCCAATACTGCTCCTTTTTCGGCAAGTCGTGGAAGAGTATATCCTTTTTCTTGGGGACTTTGGGAAGTTGGATGTAAAGACCAGATATATCAATAACCTCGCCAACACTTCCTTGTGGGCAAATATTTACTACCGAATCTTCGTAGTCTTCTATTTCAACTAATCCTGCCATTACTTGCTAAACCTCTCAGCAAAGCCTCCCGAAAAATCGTTGTCTTCACCCATACCCTTGTTGTCGCTTAGTGAGCGTATCATCTCCTCTAGGCGCTGCCGTTCTTGGAGCAACTCACGAGCATCTACTGCTGTCTGCTTTATAGATTGAAGTTCCGCCTTCCTCCCTGAACCGTTCAAATCAGGGTCAACAGGCTTTTTTATCTCTTCAATCATGTTGTCTATGGCGATTTCCATAGAATTCATTAGGCGCTTCGCTGCGTCTAAAGAGGTAAACTTCTTCCTAGCCATTACGCACGTACAATAAATCGTTATGCCTCATCCTCCACAACGGCTCACCCTTGATTTCCATCGTATAGTCGGAACTTTTAGAGAAGAACACCTTATCGCCAACCTTAGCACCCAAGTACTTTATTTCATCGTTGGCATACTTTATAAATCCGTGGTTAGGCTCTTCTTCCTCCTCTATCAAGATGATGCCCTCTACTACCTTCTCGGTTTCCTTCTCTGGAGGCTTTACAAACACCCAGTCTGAAAACATGTGTATCTCCCCATCGGGAGTTTCATAGGCGTAGGCGTGTGATCCGTAGCCTCCGTTAGGGTCGTATTGTACCATAAACAAATCGTCCTCTAGCTTATAGCGATTCTCCAAACACACGTGGTGGTGGAAATAGAGGATATCTCCAGGCTTCGCATCCACCTCGTAACGTGCGGGGGTTGCTACTATCTCCGCATAATTGATGCGGTTTCCAAACTCGTCAAACTTTGATGCGAGGTACATCTCTTGCCCCGCAATAGAAATCGTGTCCTTAAACTTCTTTGGAAGTCGGACAATAAACATGCCTAATGCTCTCATACTAAAAATTGAGGTCGTACTCCACAATGCAAGGCATATTTACAATCTCCTTCCAGAACATGTTCCCGTCTTGTGGGTGTTCAAGGTAGATTTTGTAGCTGCGCTCACCAGTTTTGTAGTATCCTCGTTCATTAAATTCAATTACTACTAATTTACTCTCGCCTATACGCATACCCACATAGTATGCCATAGCGTCTTTCGGGTTTTGCCCGATAACAATCTTACGTATTACATCCATTTAATTTAAATTTCCATCACCAAAACGATCTATCCACCAATCTATCGTTCCTTCCTCTGGACCTGCGTTTTCTTCTGTTGCTTGTTGTATAAAAGACAACAACTCGTCAAAATCATCCAAATCTGGTGCGTTAGAAGCGAATGCTATCTGCACTTTAGGCTCATCATCGTCCCAATCGGTGTGAGAAACTCCCAAAACCATACTGACATCCTCAGCAATACTGTATTTATCCAATAAATCTTGAATGTCTTTTGCTTTTTGAGTGAACTCCTTCATGAAAAGCTCTAAATTGGTCATCTTAATTAGTATTTTTATCAAAAATAAGCAATTAAACGTTAACAGTTAAAGTATTACTTTAAGTCTATGAGGTCAAAACGCAGTAAAAAGAAAAAAATGCGGGAGTTTGGAATGTTGCGACCCTATGAATACAACAATGAGCGTAACTACCTTAAAAATCTAGACGTTGCTATGAAATATTTCCGCAAAGAACATGAAATCAACTACACCTTTTTGATGATTATGCTCTTTTGCTACGATTTGGAGTTTTGGACTGCTGACCACGTTGCTGATAAGATGGGGCGTAGCAGTAAAAAGGTAAAGGAATTGTTTATCTACCCTGCTATGAATCGTGATTTAGTGTATAAACACTTCGATAGGCTCTCCCCTAAGCGTATGAGTCATGAGGAACACCTTTTTTATGAGGAAACAAAAATGAGCTACCGAGTTCGCTACGCCTTAACGCAGAAAGCCCGATTGCTCATTCAACAATTCTATAAGATGTTGGAGGGTTAACCTTTCTTATGGGTGTACCCTTGCTTTTTGAGGCGCAGGTGATCCTTCATAGTCTTAGCCATCACCGACTTACCGTCTTTATACATCATGTGAGGCTTAAAGACCTTACCACCTTTCTTGTATCTAAAAGACTTACCTTCTTTAGCTCTTTTTCTGGTGTCTTTTTTTAATTTGTCTACGGCATCAAAAGCACCTTCTATATCGCCCTGATAATCTATTGCTTTTCTACGAGCTTTGTTTCCCACACTCTCTAACTGATAGTACTGATTAACAGTTGAGTTAGGGAAGCCTAGTTTCATTGCACTTAGTCCTTTGCTGAATTCTTTGGCAGCTACCTTTTCCGTTCTTGTAGGGGCTTTAGCTGTTACAGTTGCTTCATCTAGCATACCGCCCTTCTTGGGGGCATTTCCTTTCACCTTACCACCCTTTTTCATGTAACCCATCTTATTACGGACTGCTGTAGGGAGCTTACTCAAACCCTTCTTGTCACCAGGGACTTTCTTTAGTGCTTTCATTTCTTGCTTCTATTTTTCTTAGCAGTAATAAACTTCTTCTCATCGTGGTCGTAGTCCATGCCGTCACCATTATCATAACGCCCAGCATCCCTACGCTTCTTATTCAAAAACGCACGGTACTTCTTCTTGGCAGCAGTCTTATTGATCTTACGCTGGGACTTCCTACGCTTCTCTGCCGCCTCAGGGTTATCCTTGTAATACTGTGATGTACTCTTAACCGCTTTCATATCCATGCAAATATACTGATTATCAAGACATTAATCTAGCAGTATTAAAGTAGTGATTTATGGGTTTGGATTTGACAATGTCAAAAAAAAGTTGTAACTTCGCTAAGAAGAAAGAAAAGATTCTCTCTCTCTCTTATAGTTCTCTTTTCTCTAGACGTAGGGGGGCTTAATCACTCCC